TTGTCTAAATTGCTATAAAGTTCTTTTTGCATCTTTGATTTGTTCTTCTTCTTCGTCTCTCTTTTCCTTCATATACGCCCACCAATTTAGAAACTCTAAGCCGCCTAACTTAAACACCTCATTAATTGATATGTTATGCAAGTCTGCCATTGCTTCTATTATTGTGAATAGCCCCCATCTGCTTCCAAAATCTCTTTGCTCACCTCCAGCATCGCCTCCATCCGTTGATTTAAAAAGACCTCGGTATTTGGATAGTAGAGATTCCATCGATTGAAAAAAAAAACGTGTGTAGTGTACAGAAGGTAAAGGGGTATGTCTCTTACTAGTGTAGCCCTTTCTGATAGTGTCTGGTGTTCTATCTTATCACACTTCATTATACTAGCAAGCCTTTGATCCATTATCCTTATAGGTTGCCCGCTGTTATCTTTGAGTAGATTAATGTTATCTAGTAATTGCCCTGCGTTTATCTTGCGGGGGTCTGCTTGTATCTTATAAATGTCATTGCCTATCTTTATCTTGTCAAGTATTTTGTGACTATTCCATTTGTGAAAATCTACTTTAGCGTAAGCATCTGCCATCTTGTCAAGCTCCTTACGTGGCATTTTAAGAGTATCGTCGTATGTGACACCCTTAAGAATTGACACGCAGTAAACCACCTTCTCGAATGATGACAACTCTTGATCTATTGCTTGGATGTCTTGAAACATCCCTACTGTTATTTTTTTGTATAAACTCATTATGCTACAACGTATTTTCCGTATCCTTTCTTTGCAAACTTATGATAAACTAAGTACCTGAGTGCATCTATAGCGTGGTTATCTTTATCAACTGGGACATTCAATGTGTTGCCGTCTCTGTCCACCTTCCACTTGTAGCTACTTAGTTCTTTAATTAGGTTCTTACTATCAGCGTGTACATTAATAGAGTAACCCTTTAACAAAGATAAGCCAAAATTAACAGAGTCCTTCTCTTTCTTTACACCGTCAACCGTCCACCTCATACGTCTTAGTTCTTCTATACTCTTAGGCTCTGCACTGTCAGCTACTATCAAAGATGACCTGCTAACCTTTAGCCTGTCCATCTCGTTACTTATGTCTGGATTAGTTAAACCTGTCTCATAGATGACATCTCTTACCCATAGCTCTCCGTCCTGCGTTCTTACCTCTATTAGCGAAGTGGGATCGTTTGTGAAACCAAAGTCAAGCCCATAGCCTAGCAGCTTCTTATCCTCGAATGATTCTTTTGTTATGTACCACTTCTTTAGTACTAGACCCTCTATTCTTCCAGTCCTACCCCTAGCGTAAACCTTCCAAAGTTCTAGATCCTTATCCTTTAACCCCTCAATCTTCTCTCTTATCTTAGCGGTAAGGAATGGGTTATGTCGGTGGTCTGATATGATTAGTTGTGTGCTTGTCTGAGGTATGACTTTTTCGTGTACCCAAAAGGATGTGTCCGGATTATAGTCTATGTACGTCCTTAGCCTAGTTCTAAGATGGAGCTGCTCAAATACAATATAAGGGATACCATTAGCCTCATTAATAAATAGATAATCACGCTTACCACTCTTAGCATCTTGGTCATTGTCATAGCTATTAAATTCAATAGTGCTGCCATTAAAGAACGTGAAGATACGCTCGCTCCTATTGTACGCCTTTAGCTCTTGCTTGAATAGGTCTGTGTTGTTGTGGATGTCTATTGCATCACGTAACGCCCCTACTTTAAGATTAGGTATATCTTGACCACAAACAGTGATAGTACACTTAGACTGCACCGCTAAGGTGAACAGCACTTGAAGGATAGCGTATGTCTTACCGCTTGACGTACCGCCTTGGTTTACTACTACGTCGTGGGTGCTGTTGTAGTTGGCTCGAAATAGACTACCTGTTTTCAATCTTCTATATCCTTCTCTGCTTCTGCAAGTGGTACGTTTGTATCTATTACCTCTATTGTCAAGTCTCTTATGGTTGTCTCTTGCTTGACTTCTTGCTTATCGCTTAGCCCATTTAGCCTAGCAACTAAGTGAGGAGCTTTGTATTGACCCGTTAAACTTCCGCTTATTTGATCTGTCTCCCATTCCATTCTTGCACACGTAACGACTCCCAAATAGTCTTCATAAGCGTTATTGTGATTGTCTATGTATTGATGTATATGGTGACCCAACTCTCTGTATGCCCACGACTCAAAACCTTGTCTTAAATATGGTTTTTTTCTGCTGATAGTTTTGATGTCCCCTTTGTTACTTAGTACCGAGTCATTGTAAGGGTCTTCGTCTACATACCCCTTGTAATCATCCCATAGCTTTAAAAAGTCTTTAGGTGTTTTAATATATTTTGTTAGTCCTTTTTTAGTTCCCATCTTGTTTGACTGCTTGGTTATGTAAGTCTATCATTATATCTGCACATTGTTTATTATTAAAAGAATACCATTCTCTTCTTACCCTATGTTTTATAAATGCAGTTTTTAAATTAGACTCTATGTCATAAACATTATTCATAAAATGAATTGAAAGTATTTCCAAATTAAACGGAACGTAAGAATCTATGTCTGTAATTCTTCTCTTTGGATTACGGCTTACCCCAATTTTACAGAAGTTAGTACCTTCACATCTTATAAAATAAATATACCCATTTGGATTTTTATTTTTGTTTACGCTATCAATACCGCTGTAATCCCTTTTTTTAGGTACTATTATATAATTACCGTCTTCATTCTTTTTGTAAGGCAACTGCCACATCTTCTCTGGTGTCTCTATGTATTTCTTCTTAGCCATAGCTTACCATTGAAAACCTCTACAATATTCCTTCCCATTAATAGGGGTGTTCATAGTAACAAACCAAGGAGCGTTGGTACAGTTGTTTGTAATCTTGTAACCCCACGTTAGCTGTCTGCCGTCTACTGTCCAACTGCTGCCACTCCATCCCTCTACTTGACCACAATAGCAGTCTACTACTTCCTCTTCTTGCTCTGGTAACGATGGCTCTTCTTGACATCCTATTGCAAGGATGGCTATTAGTATTATTATGTATTTCATATCTCTAGTCTCTTTATTATTTCATCTGCTTGCTCTTCTGCACATTCTATAGTGTTATCAATAGGCTCACATTCATCTGAGTTTTCAATCGCATAAGCATTGTACCCTACTAATGCATCAATGAGTTTCTGTCTAGTTGTGTTTATGTTCATTCCGTTTCCTCTGTAGGTTCTTCTGTTGGTGTTACTTTCTTTTTACGTGTTCTCTTCTTAGGCTCTTCCTTTGGTTGGAAGTCATTTAGTATCTTTACTACATACTTCATCACACACGAACCGCAGCCCATATCTGGTGAGTTCCTGTAATGCTCTCTGCATAGCCAAATAAACTCGCTCCTAATGTCTGGAGTAGCTTTGTTTACCTCAAAGTTGCCTGACTGGTCTAGGTTTATTTGGGTAAGTCTCTCGTGTAATTCTGGTGATATGTTCATAATAATTGTAATCTCAATCTGTTTTCCTTATCTAAATTGTATTTTGTTTCTACGTCTTCTTTGAGTTTCATACCTAAGTCTACCTGTAGATTATGTTCTCCTTTAATTCTTTTGATTGCCTTAGCCCAGTCATTGTGTAATACTTTAATAGAGTTCTTACCTGTGGCTATGTTAGTGTAAGGTTCTACATTGGAAACCATCACAGGCTTGCAGAAGTGTCCTGACTCTATCATTTTAAGCTCAGACTTTAAAGAATTGAATAGTGTATCCCTTAATGGTATGATTGAGATACCGCTAGTGTGATAGTCATTCGCATAGTTGTGTATGTCTGATAGTGCTAAGACGTGACAGTCTAAATGCTTAGGAATGTTAGGCGTCTTAACAAATAGTTCCTCTTCATCAAATGATTTGCCTATAAGTTTAAGGTCTTTTAAATGAGTCTTACCTCCACTATAGAAGAAGGTATCAAACTTTAAAGATAGGTCTGTAGGATTGAACTGTTTAGCGTCCTTCCATATAGCACTCTTTACTACGTGTACATTTTTGTTATACTGTTTAATTTTATCTGCTAGTTGTGGCGTGGTAGTCCATACGCTGTCTGCTAGTTGCATATTACGAACTTGACACTTGTCATAGTTACTAGCCTTAAATGCTGCTCTGTTCGTGTGTCCTTTAGGAAGTACCCAATATTCATCTACGTCACATATCACTTTAATGCCCATAAGTTTCAAAGCCCCTATTACTATTTCAGGCTGCATCTTTTGGCTTATGTTTCTACTGTACACTACGTGCGTTACTTCTTCAAGTCTGTGTATAAAGCTGTCGTCTGCGTTGTAATGTATCTGCACATCTATACCGTAGTCTTGTTTGAGTTTACTGAATGGAGTGTTTAGACGGTGGTATGTTCCCCCACTATCTGAGCTGACTATTAATGCTATTTTTGTTTGTTTATGCAAAATCTTAAATTCTTTTTTAGCCTTAGCGTAATCTTCTTTTAATGTACCGTATGGTATCCCACTTCCTTTGTGTATCTCTGTAAGCTTCTCCCCGTTATAAATAGCAGTTAGTATGTCAGAGTAGTAATGATACATCCTGTCAAGCGTAGACTCTATGTCATCGCTCTCCGTGTCTGCGATGCTTGGTACTATGTCACTCTTCTTACACTTCTTGTACCATTGGTTACGCATTACAACTGCAAAGTATCCTTTTAGGTTTAGACTAATAGGCTTACTGCTGCATATCTCAAAGGCAATAGACACTAAGTCATCAGCATCAAACTCGTTACCTGTCAGCTTACGTGCATAATCTCTAAT